AGCGGTTCAGGTGTCGGCGGCCGGCACCAAGAAGCCGCTCTTGTTCGGGTCGTTGACGGCGAAGTTGTTGAAGAACGCCGTCAGGTTATTGAGCCCGCCGACCGTGATGCCGGTCACCCCCGGAACCACAGCACCGGGGGCAGCGACGGCGATGCGGTTGCCCGAGCAAACGCCCGTGATGAGGATGTTCGCGTACGAGATGCCGGCGATGCTGCCGTTCGTGATGTTCAGGATTTCGTTGTCGTCGATGGCCAAGCGCTGAGCGGCGGCCAAGACGGCGATGTTGCCGGTCGCGACGGCTGCGCCAGCAAAGATGCGGTTCTGGGAGATGACGCCATCGAAGCCGGTCGAGTTGACCACGATGGAGGCGGAAGCGGGAGCTGTGCCCCAGCCACGGAAGGCATTGCCGCTCACGTCGTAGCGAGCCGCCGTGCCCGAGATGGCGATGCCGATGGTGGCCGTTGCGATCGCGTTGCCGAGCTCCACTTCATTGAAGGTGAAGCCTACATCGTTGGCCGTGATGTTGATGGCCAGCGACGTATTGACGCCAGCCGTGGGCGTGCCCGCGAGCAGGAAGCGGCAGCCCGAGATGAGCACGTCGTTCTGCGAGATGTTCAGTTGGGCGCTCGCCGCCGTCCAAGTGAACTGCGGCATGTTCGAGCCGCGACCGACGCCAACGATTTTCACGCCCGCCGGGAGAGCCTGCGAGAAGGTCACGGCATCGGTCACGTCTTCCTTGTGACCCGGCAGGCAGATCACGAAGTCGCCCATTCCCGGGCGCACGCGAGACATAGCCTCCGAGAGCTTCTGCACGAGGTTCGAGGCCAGGAAGGAGTCGTCGCCGTTTTGAATGCCCGTCGAGCGCACGTACGCCGCGACCCGGGAACCCGCCGGCAGAATGAGCCCGTACTGCGTACGGAGCCCGTTGTTCGAGTAGATTTGCTGTGCGTCGAGGAGCGAGATTCCGGGCATGGCCTACTCCTTCACGCGGCGACGAACAGGATGCAGCGCGGGTCAGTCCAGCCACGCGACCAGCGCGCGTAGATGCCGTACTTGAGCAAGAGCTGGTCGTTGTCGACCCAGCTGCGCGTGTTGGGCTTCTTCCGCCACTTCCACTTGAAGCCGTTGTCCACGTTGGACAGGAGGCCCCAATTGGTCGTGGTGTTCGTCCAATACTTGATGGGCACCGTCTTGAGCCCCAAGTTTTTGACGACGTTGATTTCGTTGAAGGCGCCAGCCGTCGGGTCCTTCTCCGACATGTTGAGGCCGTCCCAGATGTACCACTGCTCTTCGGGGCAGAGGTTGGCGACCGGCTCGACGCCTTCAATGGTCCCGTCGTGGCCAGGGAATTTCCGCATCTGGGTCGTCGCCGTTGCGACTGCGATGCGGCTCGGGCTCATGGGCGTGCTCATGAGATTTGAGAACACGCCACCTCCCGGCAAGGGGTGCGCGACGTTCGCGAGCGATACGCCGTCGCCGCCCGTGTAGAGCGGGTTCGTCGCGCGTTGCAGGATGCTCGTCGCGTCGATGTCGACGGTCTTGTACATCGCGCGCGGCAGGCGTGCGCCAGCTTGGATGATGGCCGGGTACTTGGAGTCTTCGGCCGCTTCCTCGGTGACGATGAGCTTGAGCGCGAACGTGCGCGAGTTGTAGCGGGTGAGGGCGCCTTGCTGGATGCCGCCGGCTTGCATTTCGGCGCCTTCCGCCTTCTCGGCGGCGAGCCCGGGGCCGGCCATTTCGAGATCGTCCTCGTAGTTGTCCTCCATGTTCGACTGCTTCATCCACTTGGGCATGATGAGCTTCGACTTGTAGGTGGTGAGGTTGTCGTCGACGACCTCATCCAGGGTCAGCTTGAGGCCGTCCGCGATGGTGCTGGTAAAGACAGGAATGCCTGAAGGCATGGCTCAAATCTCCGGTGGCGCTTCTTCGCGCCGAGGGCGTGGAAGGTACGTGTCTACCGGCGCGGCGCCTTCGCGCGGGTCCGGCGTCTCCTCGACGCACAGCTCGTATGTCTGCGCGTCGGGTGTAGTTTCTGACCAGTCGCCAGAGGAAAGCTCTTCGGGCTCCTCCTCGACCTTGGGCGGCGGCTCGTGGTGAGCCTTGCTCTTCCGGTCCCAGACCATTACGTACCTACGTTCGTGTAGAAGGCTTCCGCGCCCTTGTTCACGGTGACGAGCAGCTTCACCCAGGCGCCCGCGTAGTCCTGGTTATCGAACGACTGCGAGACGCCGAAGATGCGCATGGACAGCGTCGCCGTCGCCGGGTTGTGCGTCGAGATGTCGAGCACGGGGTTGGCGCTGAAGCCCGGTGCGCTCGCGACGGCGGCGGCCAGCTGGTGGTCACAGTTCTCGCCGACGAGGGCTTGGTACGCGAGCAGCGTGGTTGCGGTCACGGCGTCGTCGCAGTCGATTTCCCAAATGCCTTCGGAGAAGGGCGTGACGAGCACCTTCGACTGCCGTTCGAGACTCGTGCCGTACGTCACATTCGACGGCAGCACGGGAGAGCGCACCATGCGGTTGCCGTTGAAGTAGGGGCCAAACCCCATGACGACGCCAAAGGGCGCCTGCGAGGTTGCCGCGTTTTCGTTGCCGCCCGCGAGCACCACGCCGCCGTTCACGTCGAGCCGTACGGGGTCGCCGACGTTCAGGTTGAGGTTCGTGGGGACGCCAGCGACCTGGAACAGCGCGCCCGAGGTTGCGGGATACTCGAACACGTCCGGGTGCGAGTTCCGGTTGTAGCCACGCGCCCAGCGAAACCCGTATCGTTTTACGTTGTCCATGTTTCCTCAGCCGAGCGAAGTAGTGTTGTCGGTGGTCTCATTCACGAGCGAGATGGCCGCGCCGTTGCTACGGCTGCGCGTGCCTTGGATGCCGCGCAGGCCATCGACGACGCTGCTCGGGGAAAGGATGCGGCGCTCCATCGCATCGACTTCGAGCTGGGCAATGGCCTCTTGCTCGGCGAGCTCGGTCTTGTCGATCGACATGAGCAAGTTGTCTTGCCACTCGATGGGCGATCCATCGCCGATGCTCTTCCGCAACGACGTGCAGTACGGCCCACCCGGGCGCTTCACTTCGATGTCGTACCCGAGGTTCTCGTAGTAACCGACACCGCCGAGTCCTACCTTGTAGGCCCAGACGTAGTGCTTGCTTGGGTCACCGCCCCGGATTTGTCCCTGCTGAAGGCTGCGGTCTACCTCGCGCGGAGGCGGGTCCTTGCGAGCCGTAGCAGCGGGAGCCCTGCTCTTGATGACGTGATTTGACGACACGAAACTCCAGGTTCTCCACCTTGCCGACTGGTGGGGTCTCCCTGGAGTTCAGACAGCAGCGACGGGAATCGCTGGAGCCGTCAAGGCGTCCGCTGGCTAAGCGTGGCGCCGATGGGGTTCAGTATGCAGGGCGCCACGCCCTCGTCAACGGGAGCCTTACTGCTTGGCCAGTAGTTTCTTCCCGACGGTCTGCGCCCACTTCTGACACGCCGCGCCAGCGTCGAGGTCCGGGTACATGCTGACTGCCATCTTGTAGTAGTGGCTGCCCTTCGGCATGGGGATGGTGCGGCTCCCGGTAGCCGGGGCCGTGCGCGGTCCGCCCGACATGCCTGTTGCACGTTGGCGCTCGATGGCGTCGGGCTTGGGGCGCTTGCCCAAGATGGTGCGCCGCGCCTCTTCCATCACCTCGTCGTGCAGCTCTTTCGAGTCCTTCCGGCCTTGGGCGATGAGCTGGTTCACACGGCCAGCGGCGAACTGGAGTGCGCGCGGGTCGCCGTAAACGTCGGAGTTCTCGCGTTCGAGCTGGCGGGTGAGCTCTTCCTGCCGACGGCGCGGAGCGGTCACAATCTCGCGGCGTTCGGCGGCGAGGGAGATTTTCTGCATCTCCAGCTCCATCGCCTTCTCGCGCATCTCGGTTTCCATGGCGGCCGTGAGCGTGCGGTTCTGCTGGGCGCGCGAGTAGTCGTCCTCCAAGCGTTGGAGCTCCGCGTAGGTGCCACGGATGCGCCGATCGACTTCGGCCGTGTTGGCGACGGGCGCTTGCTGCGTGCCGGGCACCGGGCGGCTGCGTTCGGCGAGCTGCTCACGCAGGACCTTGGCTTCGGCTTCGGCGGCGGCGGCGCGCTCGCGTGAGCTCATGCGTGAGGCGCGCTTGTCGCGCCGTGTGGGCTGCGCCACCTCGGATTCGTCTTCGTCGTCCTCTTCCGGCTCGGGCGCTTCAACTGACACCTCGTCGGTCTCGCCCTCCTTGGCGGCACCCATGCGTTCGCGCATGCCGCCGATGTGTTTGGCTACTGCTGCCTCTTCTTGGTCGCTATCTTCTCCAGCCATTATTCATGCTCCGCGCGCCAGGCGTCGGCTGGCAGCCAGGGTTTTCCGGTTTCGTCGATGAAGGTGTGCTCCACGGTCGTCTCGGTTCGTTGAGCCCGGTAGCGCACTTCACGAGTTCTGAGGTTCGTCGCGAGGTCTTCACTGCCGATGATGTCGCCGGCTAGAAGGATGATGAGGTGCTGTTCGAGCCCGAGCACCGAGTCGTATCGAATGTGGTAGGGGGCGGCATGGCAAAACAAGACCTTGTGCCCGAGGTCGATGCCGTGCGAGCGCAGCTGGTCGAGCGCGCGGAGTCCGGCGCTGACGATGATGCCTTGTGGGGCGCGCGCCACCTCGCGCTGCTGCACCGATTCCGGCATATGGATCAGCGAGTCCGATTCGAACTTGTCGCCCTTCTGCATGGCGATTTGCCAGATGAAGACGCGATCGAATACAGCCTGGCGAGCGAACGCGCCGTCCGTGATGCCGTATTCGATGCGTCGTTCGTCGAGCAGCCGAGGGAGCCCGAGAGTGCCTGGTGGCGACATGCGCTTCCGCATGACGGCTGAGCGGCGCTCTGCCTGCTCACGCTCGCGCGCGTCCAAGATGCTGCTGTCTACTTGTGGGCGTGCGACGCCGTTCGTGTCGGTGAGGTCACTCATTCACTCGGTCCTTGTGAGCGTTCCGAAAGAACGCCGATAGTGTTGCAAGTTCATTCCATAGCGTTGCAGCGGCCGTGACCTTGGGGTCCGTCGACTTGCTGCACGTGGCGAGCAGGTTCTCGTGCGCGGTCTCCAAGCGCTCGTCGATTTGCTTCAGGAAGAACTGACCGGGCGTCGACCGAATCCAATCGATCACGTCGGTCGATTTCCGAAAGCCGGAGTAGTTGGTCATTAGTGGGGGTTACCCGGTTGAGGGGGTGGCGGTCGCGGCGGCATGCCCGGAGGCGGGCCTTTCGGCGGACCCCCAGGCGGGACCATTCCGCCGGGCGGCTTGGGTTCGGGGCCATGCCCACCAGGGCCACCTGGCCCACCAGGACCAGGCGGCGGGCCTCCGGGGGGCATACCCATGGGCGGCATCGGGATGCCGAGCGGGGTCTGCGGCGGCGGCGGCGGCGGGCCCAGCAGGGGCACGAGGTTCCGGAGGCCGCGGGCTTCCAGGCACTGCTTCATGATCGCGTGAATGAGCGCGATGTTGGTCTGGAGTTGCGGCACTTCCTTGAACAGCTTGAGCGCTTCGTCTGCTTCGCCCACGCGCTGCGCTTGGGTCGCGAAGCGCATGTCGGCCTTGATTTCGATTTGGTAATTCCGCTCGTACATCTCGCGGCCAATTTTGAAAGGCGGCTCCATGCCGAGCGGGATAAGGTTCGCTTCCATTTGGAAGAGCTGCTCTTCGGGGAGGAAGCGGCTGTTGAGGTAGGCGTTGTTCTTCAGCACCTGCGTGAGCACTTGGCGCGCGTAGCTTCCGGTCGTCACGCTGAGCTGTTTGGTCGCCTGCTCGATGCGGGCGTTGATGCCGCGCGCGGTCTCACCCGATTTGCCCGATTCGCCAGAGAGCACGGCGGGACCTTGGATGGAGCTTTCAGCTGACTTCTGCATCAGCTCCAGCACGGTCAGGAGCGATGGGTTCGGGTCGCCGAAGCCAAAGGGAATGAGTCCGTCTTTGAGGTCAGCGGGTGACAAGCCCGTCGCGTTGTTGATGGCGCCGGGCGCGATGATGAATTTGCCGTCTGCGTTCCACGTGACGTTGCCGGCAGTGAGTAAGCCCTTGCAGTTGGCGAGCGTTGCCGAGTCGATGAACTGCGAGAGCACGGTGTTGCCCGCGCGTTGAAAGTCCGCCTGCATGCAGCCGTAGCCGAGGCCGAGGTTGCCGTGCGCGGGCTCGATGCAGACGCCGTGCACGAACAAATGAATGGGCGCCTTGTCCGGCTGCCTCGGTGTTTCTTCCGGGTCGTCCGGGTTCTGCATCCACTCGGGCGGCATCGGCGGCGGGGGCTTGTGCTGGTCGAGCTCTTGGAGCGCTGCGAGCGCTTGCTCGGGGCCGGCGGCTCCTTGGGCTGCGGCTTCGCCAATCTGCGAGATGGTGAAGTTGTGTTCCTGAAGCGCTGCTTGGTGCGCCTCCTGCTCGGCGCGGAATTTGGCCAGCTCGTCGAGCTGACGCTTGTACGCGGCCTTGTCCTGCCAGGGCGCCTCTTCGTGGATGGTGAGGCGGAAGACGTGGCGCGTCTCGTAGTCGACGATGGCCTGCACGAAGC